AAATACAATCTTATTGATAGAATCAATCTTTTCTACAAACACCATGAAAATGTAAAGTTCTCAGAAGATGAGAAAGTTTGGGTAAAGAAAGTTGGTGAGTGTGTAACAGAAAAAGATGTTCTTGATGTTGCAGAAGAATTACACGCCTATATTAAAGATAACAAAGAGTCACAAGGTGAAAACGAAGATAACTCAAGTAAGATGCTTGCACCAGACATGGACTCTGGTGAGGATACTGCTGAACAAGAAGGTAAGATGATTTATAGTGGTATGCAGTTTTCAGATGACGAGGGTGATACTGAAGAGTCTGAGGAAGAGTCAACTGAGAGTTCTAATAGTTCTGAAAGTGATGGTCAAGAAGAAGAAACAGAAACTACTGCAAGTTCTGGTGGAGATGAGGAAGCTGAGGAAAGTAAAGTAGAAAGTTCTACTGACAGTATTGAGGGTGGTCAAAGTGATGGTGATGCAACAATCAAGTCAGTTACTGACCAAGCATCAAGAAACTCACTTGACGATTTAGTTGATAACAATGCAGAAGAAAAAAAGTTTGTAAATATTCCTAAGATAAATCTTAAAGAAACTATTATTGATTATAAAGAAGTTACAGAGATGTTAGATAAAACTTACACTCCAGACACTATTGGAGATTGTAAGACTTTTTATGATGTTACTTTAGACGATATTACCAAGTATGAAAAAGATGCAAAGAAAGTTGTTTCTTACATGGTCAAAGAATTTGAGATGAAGAAAGCTGCAGACCAATATGCAAGGGCATCAGTTTCAAAAACTGGTTCTTTAGATATGGGTAGGTTACATACTTACAAATATAATGATGACCTTTTCAAAAAAGTTACTACTCTGCCTGGTGCAACTAGTCATGGTTTAGTAATGTTTCTAGATTGGTCTGGCTCAATGCAGTACAATATAAGTGGTACTATGAAACAACTTTTCAATTTAGTTTGGTTTTGTAATAGAGTAAAGATACCTTTTGAGGTTTATGCATTTACTGACCAGATGGGTGGTAGATATAGAAAAAGTGATGGTGTTTATATTGCAAACAAAAAAGTAAAAACTGGTGATATGAAAGTTGAGTATGTCAAGTTACTAAACTTTATGTCAAGTAGAATGTCAAAAGTTGAACTCAAGAAAATGACTCATCAGTTGTTTATGCTTTCAGAAAGTTTTGCACCTTATAGAGATTGGCAAGTAAAAGGTTATCCAAAAAGACCTATCAAAGATTTATACTTAGGTGGGACTCCTCTTAATGCAACTATCATTACTGCAATGGATTTACTTCCAAAGTTCAAGTCTGAAACTGGAGTTCAGAAAGTCAATACGATATTTCTTACTGATGGTGCAAGTCATGATCTTTCAAATTTCTATACTAGTACAGTTAATAAAGATGGTGATATAGTTGAAGGTCAAGGATATTTCGGTACTAAGAAAACTGTGATTACTGATCCTATTTCAAATACTAAAGTATTTTATAAAGAAGAATTAGGTAAGAGAAGTTATAGTTGGGATATTCAGACTCAGTTACTTTTAAAGTTACTCAAGTCTAGGATGCCTGAGATGAATATTGTTGGTTTCTTTATTGCTGGTGAGGGTAGAAAAGGTAAGATAGGACAAAGAACTATTCAAGATAAGTTTGGTATCACTAAATGGAATAATCCTAAAGAATGGAAACAAGTATTAGAAACTATCAGAAAAGATAATGTTGCAGTTTGTACTTCTCAAGGATATGATGAATACTACATACTGCCTGGTGCTCCTGCATTTGAAGTCGAGACTAATTTAGATGAGGTCAATCACCATTCGACAAAGGCTCAACTCAAGAGAGCATTTACAAAGTTTGCAAGTGGTAAGACATTAAGTAGACCTGTTCTTAACAAGTTTATTGCAATGGTTGCTTAATGATTCTTCCGATTCGCAAAATTGAAAAATCCACACTTTCTAAAAAACATAATAAAAACAAATACTTAAATATAGTGTTTGACAGTTTCAAAAAAGTGTGTTACTATAAACCATAATCAAAAGAGAGGTTATTATATTATGATTAAATTTTCACCACAGAAACAAAAGTTTATAGATTCTGCAAACGATATGTTCGGTGCTGGTTCTATAATCAATAAACAAAATGTTAGGGATGCATCTGCAAATGCAAATGTTCCTAAGGCTGGTTGGTTTATGAAACAGTTTAAAGTTGGTTACAATCAGTTTCAACTTCCAAGTGAAGGTGCTGATACTGTTCAAACATCAACTCCTACTAATGATGCTGTTTCTACAGCAGTTAACTTGGTTGCAACTAATATGGATAAACAAAATTTAGTTCCCCAAAAGTTCGAGGGTTTCGTATCTTGGGGACACCACAATACAATAAAACAAATCGTTAAGTCTGGTTTGTTCTATCCAGTTTTTGTTACTGGCTTGTCTGGTAATGGTAAGACTTTGATGATAGAACAGATTCATGCAGAGATGAAAAAAGAACTCATCAGAGTAAACATCACTATCGAAACTGATGAAGATGATTTACTTGGTGGTTTCAGACTCGTCAATGGTGAAACAAAGTTTGTTCCTGGCCCTGTGATTGAGGCAATGGAAAGGGGTTGCACATTATTACTTGACGAGTGTGATTTAGGTTCTAACAAGTTGCTTGCACTACAGCCTGTTCTTGAGGGTAAAGGTGTTTACTTGAAAAAGGTAAACAAGTGGGTTACTCCGAAACAAGGTTTTAATGTGATGGCTACTGCGAATACTAAAGGTAAAGGTTCTGAAGATGGTAGATTTATTGGAACTAATATTCTTAACGAGGCATTTCTTGAGAGATTTGCAATCACTATCGAACAACCATATGCTTCAAGTTCAGTAGAAAAAAAGATAGTTCTTGGTTCTATGAAAAAGTATGGTGTTACTGCTACTGACTTTGCAAACAACTTAGTTACTTGGGCAGAGGTTATCAGAAAAACTTTTTATGATGGTGGAGTTGATGAGTTAATCTCTACTAGAAGATTAGATCATATCGTTAAGGCCTTTGCAATCTTTGGAGATAAAATGAAAGCAATTGAACTTTGTGTTGCAAGGTTTGATGATGAAACTAAAGAGAGTTTCCTAGACCTCTACACTAAAGTAGATGCTGGGGTTGATCCTCTTGCTTCTAATGAAGAAGAGGAAGAGGTAGATACTGACCTCTAAAAATAAAAAAAATTATATAAGGGTTGTAATTTAAGGTTACAATCCTTATATATAATATAGACAATGCCATAATGGGTTGTCATTTAAATCTTGCTTATAAAGGAGAAAATAAAATGGTAAGAAATACTTTGAGTCTATTCGACAATTTTAATCAACTAACACCTTATGCCGTGGGCTTCGAAAGATCATTTAAACGATTGAATGATTATATCGAACATAATACACAATCCACAGGCTTCCCACCTTACAATATTCAAAAGGTAGAAGATTTCAAATATGAAATTGAAATGGCCCTAGCAGGTTTCGATAAAAAAGATATCGAAATAGAAATTGCAGATGGGGTTCTTACAGTTCGTTCTGTAAAAGAAAACATTGATCAAACAGATGAGTGGACTTTGCATAGAGGCATCTCATATAGAAAGTTTAATCGTAAGTTTACTTTGGCAGATGACATTGTAGTTAATGATGCTAAATTAGAAAATGGACTTCTAACCATTACTCTAGAACAAATTGTTCCAGAGGAAAAGAAACCTAGATTAATTAGTATAAAATAATTAAAAAAAATAAAAGAGGGACTTGACAAGAGTCCCTCTTTTGTGTTATCTTAAGCACAATATATATATTAAATAACTTGCAAGTGAAAGGATATAAAAAATTATGGTAGAAGTTACTCGCAGAGAAAAAACCGAAGAAGAAAAAAGAGTTATAGAAGAAGCTCGTAAAGCTACAGGCAAATGGATGGGTGAAGAGAAAATGGAAGATGTAGTAAAACCAGAGCCTGAAGATGGTCAAAGAGTTGATTTAAAAATTAATCAAATACCAGG